TCAGCAAATTAGAAGCCGAGTTACGCCAGGAACGGGCGAGGGCTGATACCAATTACAACAAGTTCATCAAAAGCGGAAGCTCGCTGGGCTGGACCATCAGGGCGCTGAATCGTGCCGGTGACGGTGTGCTGCCAGAGGATCGCGAACGGTTGGCCGCTGAGAACGCAGAATGGGCTGGAAAGATTTAGGGGTACACATACCCCAAAAGCGGATAAAATCGCCCCTATGGGGCGCACAGCAGCGTTAGGAGCGTGATGTGAACATTCCACCGAGACTCCAATCAAGAAAATTGTGGGTTGCCGTTGTCGGTCTGGTTGTGCAGGTGCTGGCCGTTTGGATCTCACCAGAGCAGGCCCAGCAGGTCGGGCAGAATTTGATGGTCATCGTGTCGGCTTACCTTGTGGGACAGGGCGTTGCCGATCACGGTAAGAAATAGCCTCGTTCTGATTGCTGTGTTGGCGGTGACCACCTATGCCACCTACAGGAAACGACAACGCGAACCCCAACCGCCGTACGAGGCGTGTACCGCCTGACGGCTTCCGCTGGTTTGGGAGCGTGCGGCAATTCCGCTGGTTGCTGTTGTTACAGCAGGCTGTATTGGCCGGACACCTGGGTGGCCCCAGGGACGGTGCGAAAATGCGACCCCCTGACCAACGATGAGCGGGTGGGACTGGCTGTCCTGCTCATTCTCACGTGCTGGATATTGCTGTTCGGGTTTGTCGCGCCCGTGCGGTAAGGCTGGCCCCTGATTGCGCTAGAATGGGTTCGTGGTTCTGCATTGCCATGCGTCCACACTATCAACGGGCTGACCCCTCTGCTCCGGCAGGGGGATTGGCTTTTTATGGCCCGATAGTGGTTGACACCATGCAAACCCCGAGTGTAGTATTAGGGCATCAGTTGATAGAGATTAAGCACATGGACGATCAAGGCCAAAGCACCACCGACCCCCGCCAGTTCACGAAAGAAATCAGAGAGCTACGACTGGCGTATGCCGATTGCATGAAGACTCCTATATGGCAATACGACGAACGCACAAGCGAAAAAATCAGAGAGCTACGACAGGAGATTGAGGAAGCCTTGGCGTAGGATTACATCCCAGCTAGGCAAAGGCCGCCCCTTTCGGGGGGCGGTTTTTTGTTGGGCCGTGCCTTTGGGGTTTGCATAATGGCAACAGGTCAGTATGATGGGCATACGTTGATAGTTTGGAGGAGCAAAGCCATGACCATGTTGAGTGTGTCGCGTGATTGGTCGTACAACCGCAACACGCGCAGGGATGAGCCGGTGCCGTACACCTTTAAGGTGGTGCCGTTAACCGAGAGCGACTGCCTGCGGATCAAGACGGGCTTTACGGATGTCGCCATCATGAGTGTGACCCGTGAGGATCTCATCGCCTGCCGCGATGCGATCAATGCCCACCTGGGCGAGCAGCCCCAGTATGTCTGTGATGGGTGTGGTGATCTCTATGAACCGAGCCGTCAGCCCAACCCTCACCGCCAGCAGTATTGCGACACCTGCCGAAAGGACGGGACCGCTGAACGTCTCCGAAAGCGCAGCCAGCGTGCGAGACAAGCGGAGGCTGATGATGCCGCCACGAGCTAAGGGGGAACGGTTCAACAAGTACTTTGCCAGTGATTCGTTTGTTGAGATCAATGGCGTTCGCTATATCCAGGATGAGGAGGCTGACATGCGGGCGTTGCGCTATACCGTGCGGAAACGCAAGGAACGCAAGGAACGCGACCAGAAACATGCGCTGATCATTGAGCGTTGCAAGGGGCTGCTGCGGCACTATCACTGCGATGCCCAAACGATTGCCGCCCAGTGTCAGGTGGTGGGGCTGGATGTGGAGGTTAAGGATGTGCGGAGCGCCATGCGATCACCGGAAGCGCTGGCGCTGTTTCGGCGAACCCGACTGGCTGCCGGACGTGTTGAATGGGTATTGCATGACCCGACGAAAGGAACCGCACAATGAACCCGCTGATGATTGAACACATTGCCACGATTCCGCTGCGACAACCGCAGCGCATCTACACGCTGAGGATTCCAGGTGTGCTGGTGGCGCGGGGAACGCGGGCCGAGTGGGTCGAGGACGCCCTGGCTACGGTAGCCGTGATGGTCTTCAGCGCCATGCTGCTGGCGTGGTGGACGGTGGCATCGTGAAGGACACGCCTTATTTCCGCATCGCGCAGATTGCAGACCGGCACGGGATAACCCGGCAGGCGGTCTATAAATGGGTGCGACTGGGCAAGCTACGCAATCCCCGAATCCACCCGATTGATGGGTCGAGGTACTGGCTGGAATCTGACCTGCCGCCGCTGGTCGAACGGGCCGCACCGCCGAAGGCTGACCCGTTGCCGGAAGGGAATTGGGAGTAAAGGGGTGCTTAGTATGCACGTTTCATACCGACTGATAGCGTTAGGGGCGTTTATAGCCACGGTGGTCGGGGCGAACTGGGCGCTGGCGACCTTCGGCATTGTGCCGATTGGATTGGGATTGACAGCCCCGGCGGGGGTGTTTGCGGCGGGAATCGCGTTTAGCTTGCGCGACTGGCTACACGAAATTGGGGGGCGCACATGGGTGCTAGTTGCCATTGTTGTTGGCGCGGCCCTGTCCTACGCCATAGAGCCTACATTTGCGATTGCCAGTGGTGTTGCGTTCGCATGTTCAGAACTCTTGGATTTTGCGGTCTATACACCCTTGAGAAAGCGCGGTTGGATACCCGCTGTTCTTGCGTCTAATGCGGTTGGTATGGTGGCAGACTCCGCATTGTTTCTATGGCTAGCCTTCGGTTCGTTCCAATTCATCGAGGGCCAAATCGTGGGCAAGGCGTATATGACACTGGCCGCGATCACGGTGATATGGCTTGTTAGGAACCGACGTGATTTATTTGTCAGGTAAACATGACGAGCGCTTTATGGGCAGAGCGAACACAGGGTTGATGGCAACGCCGCGAATTGGATGGGCCAATGAGCGGTTCAAGGGCTTTGTGTGGGCAGCAGACACGGGATGCTTTGCGGACCCAGAAGGCTATGACACCCAAACATATTTGCGCTGGCTTCAAACGAAGAGCCGCTTTCAGGAGTTTTGCCTGTTTGCTACGGCGCCTGATGTCGTCGGTGACCCATTCGAGACGTGGCAACGAGCCGAGCCTGTATTGCCGCTTATAAGCGGCGCAGGGTATCGCGCTGCGCTGGTCGCGCAGGACGGCGTGGAGGACACCCCGATAGCATGGGACACCTTTGATGCGTGGTTTGTCGGCGGCACTACCAAATGGAAATTGTCATCGGCCAGTTATGCGCTCATCGCTGAGGCACGTGAGCGGGGAAAGTGGGTGCATATGGGTCGCGTCAACTCATGGCGGCGCTTGAAGGCCGCCGCCATTGCGGGGTGTCATAGCGTGGATGGGACAAAGGCCATATATGCTCCCGACCAAAACGTGCCAAGGATCATTTCTTGGGTGGATGCCCTCCGAGACGCCCCACCAATGGCTTTATATTCGCCCGGAACCACAGGCTGTAAACTGTAATTACGTTAGATAGGAGTTTGATATGGATCGCATGGCATGGCTAGAAGCCCGGAAGTTATATATCGGGGCTTCGGATATCGCAAAGTTAACGGGCGTAGCCCCGGCTTCATGGGGTGGCCCGTTTAGTGTCTGGGCCGACAAGATGCAGCCCGTGACCGAAGATGAGGCGAACGAGTTGTTCTACTGGGGGAACCGGCTGGAACCGCTAATTGCGGCTAGGTACGGCGAGCTTCACGGCTGCCCGGTTGCAGCCTTCGCTGAGGATTATGTGACCCCGTGGCCGCACCCCGACATCAATCATGTGGCCGCAACGCCGGACTATTTAGCCGGCAGCATGGCCGCCCCTTATACCGTGACGCTGATCGAGTGCAAGAACGTGAGTGCATGGATGGCCGATGAATGGGGGGCATCAGGTAGCGAGGCCCTGGGCAACATTCCAGAACATTACCTCCAACAGGCATGGTGGCAACTGGGATGCGTTGGTGCGCGGGACGCCGTGATCTGCGCCCTGATCGGGGGCAATGATTGGCGGCAGTATCAGGTCAGCCCGAATCCCGAGTGGTTCGATGAATGGGCGACCAGGGCCGATGAGTGGTTCATGCAATATGTCCACGGTGATGACGTGCCATTGCCCGACCAGCGCAGCGATATCGTGGTGGGGGCGCCAGCCGAGCAGGGGTTGATCCTGACCGCTGGTGATGACCTGGATGCAGTGCTGGATGAGCGCGGGGCGCACAAGTTGCAAGAGCAAGCAGCCAGCCAGCACGTCAAGCGGCTGGACGCCCGGATTGTGCAGGCGATGGGTGATGACTATGAGCAGATCAACCGGCGTGATGGGACCGTGGCAGCCACGCACCGCGTGGGCAAGACCGGCAAGCGCCGCCTGGTAGTTAAGCCAATAACGGAAGGGGGATAAGCGGTTCACGGTAAAATAGGCATATGTATTTATAGCGTTGATAGGAGTTACCAATGGCAACGCAACTAGCCGAACGAGTTGATGATTTACAAAAGTGGTTTAGTGAGCGCGAAGGCCGATTGGCCCGAGTCGCCCAGGATAGTTTGCCGCCGGAACGGGCGGTCCAGTTACTGATTGAAGCGGGGGCCGTGAATCCCAGGGTGCTGGAGTGTAGACGCCTGACGCTGTGGCGCTGCGTTCAGGTCAGCCTTGAGCTTGGCCTGCCGATTGGGGCCGCCGGTCAGTTATGGATTCTGCCGTTTAAGAACTCAAAACTGAGCCGACAATCTGGCACCGAGCAGGTGGATGCGGTGCCGGTGATCGGCTACAAAGGATGGGTAAGTTTGTTGGGCAGATCGGGCCTGACCATCAAGACCAGGCTGCACTACGAAGGGGAGCCGTGGGAATGGGCTGAAGGGTCGGAACAGACCTTGCGCCACCGCCCTGATGACAATGTGCGGCTGAGCGTGATAAAGGAACTGGGTGACCAGGCCACGCCTGCCGCCGTTGAGCAGATCATGAATGGCCTTGTGCGACACGTTTACAGCATCGCGACCACGCCCAATGGCCTGACCACGTTCGAGGTAATGAGCAGGGCTGAGCTTGATACCGCCGAGGCGATGTCACCAGGCAAGAACGCACCGGATAGCCCGTGGCGTGACCCGCTGGCATGGCCCAGGATGGTCCGTAAGACGGTGCTGACCCGTCACGCCAAGGAGTTGCCGATTGCGGGCAACCAGGCGGCAGAGCGGGCCGTAGCGATTGAGTCGCACCTGGAAGCGGGCGGCACCATCAATGACCTGCCAGGGCTGGACGACCCAGGGGATGATGGGGAGGCGGCGGGAGGTGAATCGTGACCTGGATACGATTGGATTGCTCACTGACCCGACATCCCAAGGTGGCCCGATTCGCCAAGGCGATGGGGATCGGGCGACACGAGGCCATCGGGATTCTGGTGGACCTGTGGACCTGGGCGGTGGACTACTGCGACGGCGATGGCGACCTGAGCAAGTATTCCAGTGATGAGATTCTGACGGCGCTAGGGGTGGGCCAACAGGCGGCGCTGGTCCAGGTGGACTTGATCGAAGCCCTGCTGACTGCTGGATTGCTGGACCGACACGGCAAACGCCTGACGTTGCATGACTGGGGTGAACACCAGGGGCAGTTGGTGGCCCAGCGAGAAGCCAACCGCGAACGGCAGCGGCGCTATCGACAGAAGAAAAAGGGTGTTCCGCTGGTCGATCACCCTGATATCCCTGCGGTTGACGCCACGCTAACGCCTAGTAACGTCAGTGGTGACGCACCGGTAACGCCTAGTCACGGGGCTACGTACGAACGTACGAACGTAACGAACGAACGTAACGAACGAACGCAGCGGCCAGCCAACCGGCATGATGATGATGTGGTCTTGGAACATGAGGCGCTGACCCCGATCACCGAGGCAGAGTGCAAGAAATGGCGGGGGTTGTTCCCTGCCCTGAATCTGGATGTGGAGCTAGAGAAAATGCGAATTTATCTGGAGTCCGCACCGAAGTCCAAAGTGCCGAAGGCCAGCTTGCCCCGCTTTGCTATGAACTGGTTGCAGCGGGCCAGTAAGGACGCGGCCAAGGATCAGCCTATTGCTGATCGTGAACGGCGACGGCTTGAGCAACGCAACAAGGAAGCCCAGGCGCAGATGGCGGCCCTGGCAAACACGAAGCAGGCCAGCGCGTCTACGATTAAAAAGGCGCGGGGTGATTTGGCCCAGATATTCGACCGAAAGGCGGCGTTGTGATGCGACTGCCAGACCACTACAGCCAGGGAACCACCGAGACATCACGGCAGGCCCATGCCAGCACCAACCGCCAGACCCAGCGCTATGCGGTGCTGGCCTGGTGGGATGGTCAGGGTGACGGGGCCACGTTGCGGGAAGCCGCTGATGCCATCCAGTGGAAAGGCCACCAGATTTCCTACGGGGCGTTATCAGCGCGGTTCGAGGAACTGCGGGCCGAAGGTCATTTGCGGCGGCGAATGTTCCGGCCACCGCTGGGCATGGGCGAGCAACGCCGGAACCCATCAGGCCGGATGGCCTACATTTACGACGCCATGAGTGACGGCGCGGCTGTTGCGATTGCTGCGGTGGAATACCAGCAGCAGATTGGCATCGAACGCGGCCAGCTTTGCCCAACCTGCCGGGGCCGTGGATACATCCGCAGCGACGTGACCGAACACGATGGACCAGGACAGGCCATTCAACCGGAGTTGTGGTGACGAGGAAGCGTTGGTCTACGGCCCTGGCACGGCGGCTGCTTGTCGGCCTGGTGTGCGCGGGCGTCGTATTGACGCAAAGTGCCAGCGTGCTGGCTGATGATGAACCCTGGTGGTGGTGGTCCCATGCCAGTGCCTACGGGTCTGAATCGGTCTGGGATGGCGGGTACTGGTCGGATGAGCAGTGGAAATGGACGGGGTACTACGGCCATAGGACCAGCTTCGGCTGGAACTGTGCCACCCCAGAGATGCGAAAGCCCGACTCCCCGTATTACGAATGGGCGGTGATGACCCCTGATTCCTACGGCGTGGCCTCACGAGACCCTGCCCTGTTAGGCACGTGGGTGGAGATGCGGATTCAGCAGCCCGATGGATCGTACGGACCCTTTCGGCTGCTTCCGGTGATCGACGCGGGGCCATTCGGCGTGTGGTGGAACTGGGATCTCATGGAGCCGGTGATTCTGCGGGAGGGCTGGGGTGCGGCGGCCCCATCCAGATACGGCGATAGGTCGGGTCCGTATTTCGGCAGGGCTGACGTGATGGTGAGGATGCGCCCAGATCTCGGGCGCTTCTGCCCTGCATGGGGCTATCACGATGAGCCGCCCCGTGGATGACCTGGATGACCGATTGGCCGATGCCGGAATCAGTGCCATTAAGATCGACGGGTACGATGCAGCCACCCTGGGCTATGCCGACTCAGGCGATGGTCACGCTTTGGTCTACAGCTACTGGCGATGTCTGGAAGTCCTGATGGAATCGAACGGCTGGTCCTACGATGACGCGGTTGATTATTTCGAGTTCAACGTGATGGGTTCGTTGCAAAGCTATGAAGGCTTGCCAGCCCCGATCATGGTGCATGACAAACACTGGCCGTAAAAGCCGCACGATAAGTTCCCCTATTAAAAAAGTCGGATTTGTGCTGTAGGTAGGTTGACAGAGTGCAAACTAGATTTGTATGGTTAGGGCATCAGTTAGTGGATAGGACATCAGACATGGCAAACCAGACCGCGACAGAGACCACGACGGCCACACTGATTGGCAAGATTCAAGAGCAAGCGGATCAAATCGCAAGCATGGCAGTTGAAAATGCAAGGCTCAAGCGGGTAGAAGAAAATTACGACGAATTGCGGGAAGTCGTTAGCGAGACGTTGCACAAATTGTGCGAGACCCAAAATCGACAGACGGATGATGCCATTACAGCCCAAGTTAAGAAATGGGAAGACCGCTAATGGCAAACCAGTAAGCCGAAAGCCCTTCGGGGCTTTGCGGGAACTGCCCAACCCGCACTGATGAGGCAGGGCTAGTTGATAGGGGGTCAGACATGGGCCATGAGACGTATCGGAAACAGTGGCAGAAGCAATGGTTGGGAACACGGCAAACAAGCAAGGCATCATGTGGGAAATGCGGAAGCCGAGTCGATTGCGAGGCTGACGAATTAGCAGAGATCGTAGACTTCGACAATGCTCCCTGCCTTATGCACGCCGATTGTGCGATTGCCACTATTAACGAAGGATCTGGTGAGTTTGTCTTTTTGCACGGTGGGATACAGATTTATGGG